GTTTTGGATTCGTTGCGCTCGGTCTACGTCGCACTTGACAATGGTGCAGATGTCTTGCGTGTAGATGTTCATGCTGACACCGCCTCTCTGATGTAAGCGCCGAGGATTTCATTGACGGAGTATTTGACGAGGAACTGTGAGTAGTGCATTTCGCAGAGGGTTATTGGCATTGGCGCTTGACACGCTTCAAGTACGTTTCCGAACTCATAGTCGGTTCCTTTGCCAATGAATCCCATGTGGTTTCCTTGCTCGGCATCTCTTTCACACATTCTGCAGTTATTCATATCGACGTCTCCTTGTCGATCACTTACTGAGGCGATTTACCTCATGACGTCATTATAGTCTCGATGTCTAGTCCCTTGTCAAGTACCTATCAGAACCCTTGCTATTACTAGGGTTTCGGCTACCAACCGCCGGAGCAACCGTTCTGGTCGGGAGGGTTCGACTGAATCCGTTTGGCAACGGTGATCTGCTGATCCATCGTGGCCAGCCCTGCGTTTGGCGCGAACTCCGCGCCGCCGTATGCGAGCCACGTCGAGTTTGCGAATCCGACTCCACCGGAGAACGACGAGCCGGTCATCTGCCAGTTTCCGCCGGTCTCGCAGACTGCAACTTTCGACCACGCCGCTCGGTCTGCATCGGTCACGCCGGCGTTCTGAATTATTGGAGCCGGAGCAACAACGGCTGGCGCGCTTGGCGTGGTGGTCGGTGGTGACGGGACGCTTGCTATCGGCTCTGGGATCGGATCTGGTACCGCGTGTCCGAAGTGCCAAGTTGCCGACGAGGTGATCGTCGAGGTCGGTTGGATTGCGTAGTGCTGATCTGCGGCAACCGATACCGGCCAGATTGCGAATGCGATGAATAAGATTGAACTGATTATGAATGTTGAGATGAGTGCGGCTTTTGCGCGCATGGTTGACTCCTTTGTCTCTGTGGGGACACACCTTTGGCCGGTGTTGCTGAATGGGCCTCGCGGATTAGTAACTGCTCCAGCGTTCGGGACGCTTCGAGGTTGGCAGGCGTTTTATGTCCTTCGGATTAGTGAGTCAATCTGATTCTCCTTCGCTGGCAATAATGAAACGCTAATGCGCCTCGGCGAACGTCACAACACCCTTACCTCCGCAGGTCTGGCAACGAAGGACAGTCCGATATTTCTCGTCCTCCTCCCAGCCGGTGCCTTCGCAGGAGTAACAGGCTTGCTCTGAGACGGCTCTAGGAGCCTCTGTAAGCGATTCTGTGGTGAGGAAGGTGGCATACTGCTTCGATATTGCGACAGGCGTGATTAGAGCCTCTGGCCATTTCTTTCGATATGCCTTGGCTACTTGGCGAATCGAGTCCGGCGTTGCCTCGACATCTCGAAGATCCTTCACCGCTCGGTTGATTGGGCCTCTGGCTGTTTTGGTAATCGCTTCGACGTTGATCTCACAAACTTCAATGAGAGTGTCAAAGATCTCGTCGCGATTGTTTGAGTTCTTTTCTGTTCTAATAAGTAGTGTACGTTTCGCGTCACGCGTCACGTCGAGTTCACCACGCGTCACGTTGGTTGATCGTGACTCACCACGCGTCACGTTCCTTTCGTTGCTCTTGACTTCCAGAAACAGGAATCGGTGACGAGCCTTGCGGCCTGGCGCTGGCTTCTGAATGACCTCCAGGAATCCGTCCTCGACGAGTTGTGCGTAGCCTCGAACGATGGCTGAGCGATTGAACGGCCACTCGGCCATAAGCGCCTTCTCGCCGACCCAGAGTTCGTAGTCGTGTTGCTGATTGGCGATGTCTCCGAGAACGTAGTGGAGCCAGAATGTCTGACCCTGGTACGGACTGAACTGCTTGACGTAAGTTCGACACTCGTCGCTCATGCGATCTCACCGTCCCAGAACTTCATTAGTGCTTTCTTGGCACAGGCAATTGAACAGATCTTGACCGAGCCACGATGAATCGGGGCCGTTGAGACGTCGGTGTGCTTCTTGACTTCGAGCATCTGCCAAGTGCGAGGGAACGATTCGCTGATTGCGATTTGACCGCAACCGTCACACTCCCTCACGCCCTTCGCGAGCCTTCGTTCTTGCTGGGTTGATCTCAACTCTGTCTCCTTCGATTAGTGCCATGTGTGCCGTTCGGATTGAACGCTTGGCGATTCCCTGCTCCCTTCGCACTCTACGTCTCTCAGAGACGGTCATGCCACCCCAGAATCCGAACGATTCCCAGGTGAGCGCGTGGGCGCGACATTCATTCAAGACCGGACACTCGTTGAGACAAACATCTCTGAGCGCGGCGATCTCCTCTTGATAATCATCGGCTTTCAGATAGAACAATGACGTGTCCTCACCTCGACAAGCGGCATCGTCTTGCCAGCCGGTTTCAAGCACGCCGGATTATTTTTTCTTCGCTCGACGCTTGGCTCGATTGTCTCCGTAGGCGATGGCCGCCTTTTGCTCGTCGAGGAGTTCGATGTAGAGAATCCCCATGATCTCAGCGTCCGTGAGCGGCTTGCGCTTCGTCGGCTGTCGCCCGATCATGATGTCCCAGAACTCGTCAGGCAGATCGGCGGTCTCGACGAGTGAGAGATAGAACCCTCTCACTTCGTCAATGACTCCTCCAACCGCTCCCTCTGTTTTTGTTGTGGTCACCAGGGACTCCTCTTTGCGTAGACGTAGCGACCAATCATGACAGATCCGAGCGACACCACAAGCGATGCGAGTGGCCATAGAACATTCAAGAACGAACGCTCCGAAGTTGTTGCCAGCCCGACGCCCATGATGACCAGCGCGAGCGCAAGCCCGACGAACCGCCACCGGTCTCGGTAGTGGATTGCCTGCGCCTCCTTGTCCATGAATCTCAATCGGTCAAACATCTTTACCTCGCTTCGCTGAATGATGCGTTCAGCCTCGGTCACAACCGATCCTTCTGAGGGGTGCCAACTCATTAGAACGGCTCCTCGGAGAACGTCTTTGCCTTTGGCGCTTCGGCGAGTCCGGTGTAACTCTTGAACCGAAGTGACGCTCCAAGCATGTCGGCGATAAAGCCAATGCTGACGCCGGTGGTGCCGTCCTTCTTCTCGAAGGTTCGAGGCGGTTCGATCTCGCCGTGAGCAATCACCAGGTCACCCTTGCTGAGGGTCTCTGCTCCATGCTCTGCGAGTTCGCCGAACGCCGTGACGTCGAGCCAGATGGTTTCATTCTCCCAGCCACCGTTTGACTTCTTTGACTTCTCAGTTGCGACGCTGAGTTTGAGATAGGCCATTCCGGTTTGACTGAATGCCAGTTTGGGTTCTTGCCCGATTCTCCCTGTGATGGTCATTGACGTTTTCATGCTGTCTCCTTTTGGTTGTTGTTGAACTCTTGTAGGTAGGCTTCGATCTCCGGCAGGTCGCCCTTGACGAGATCCGATGTTGAGGTGATCTGTCGCCCAAGCGCGTCTTGAATGAGGCTCTTGAACTTGTCTGCGTCAACGTCGGATTGTTTCCTGAGCGCTGTGAGTCGAGTCTTGTCTGACGTCGATAACGCACCAGGCTTTGTGATGACCTCGACAACTTCGCCGTCGGGGTCGGGATCTCCAGTTGGAATCAGGAACGCTTGGAACAGTCCGTACTTGAGAGCCATGCTGAGGCTCTTTGACGTTGCCTTGTCGCCGTGATCCTTTCCCTCTCCGGCCATTGTCATCTCCACCATTGAACCGTCCTCCGCGAAGAACTGGTAGGCGACGAGGACGTGACAGGTGGTAACCGTCGATCCCTTTGCCGATGTCTCCGTGTCGTAGGTTGCGCTCAGCACGTTCGGAATCATGACGACTCCGTGTTTTGTCATCGCTGAGTTCACGCTCTGCACCGTGTCATCAACCGTTCTGAAGTTGAATCCTTGGCTGGCGTTTCGACCTGCCTTCGGAACCGACTTCGTATCGGCCATAACCTGCGCCATCTTCTTGAATATGAGTTGCTCTGTCATTTTCTCCCTTTCGGTTTGATCTCCATTTTTTTGAGCCAACGGTGAACAGTTCTCTGCTCCACGCTGAAGCCAGCCTCCGTCAACCGCTTGGCGATTGTCGGTGAGCCGACACCTTCTTTCGTGTGCCACTCGACCAGCAACTTCTTCAAGCCGCCGTCGAGGTTGGCATCTATGTGGTCAAACAATGTGACCGGCATTCGTCTCCTTTCGTTGGTTGTCTCTTGTGAGATATTAGTTGGACTTGTTGACTATTGCGAATCGTTCATGCGATTCCTGATGGTGTTCATGTTCAACATTCCGTCGGCAATAAGTTCAGCGATTACCTTTGATCTGGACAAGTTGAGTTCCGTAGCCAAGGCGTCGATTTCTTGGAGTACGTCGAGGTCGAGGCGTGTCGTTGCGTTCACTACGTAGGGTTTGACTTCTTTTCTACTTATTTTGTTCATGTTGGCTCCTTTGTTAGTGGTTGTCTCCATGTCCATACAATATCACACCTGGTCACGGTGTCTAGCCATACCCTCAAAGGCCTTGCCCTTATTGGCGTTTGCGAAGGCACAAATCCTTGACCTAACGCCTAACGAAGAAACTGACTAGGTTCAGATGCCCATGCGAAACGCCGAACTAATCCTGAAACTCCCATGCGGTTGCCGACACAATCTCTACGCCGGAGATGTCATCGGGATTCCGTTTCAACGTCTGCCGCTTGCGGTAGCCGAGGTGATTGAACGACTTGAGAAGCGAGGTTGCCAGTGTCCAGCGATCCAACACAGTTGAACGTCGGCGACGTGATCTTTGCGCACGCGCGTAGAGACTTCATTGGTCGAGCGATTCAGTTTGGTGAATGGCTCCGATGGCGTGGCGGTCACAAGTGGAATCACGCGGCGATCATCGTCGGCGTCGAGCCTGGTCGAGTTCGCATCGTTCAAGCCGAGAGTCGAGGAGTGACGAGCAAGTGGTTCTCTAGTCCAAGTGACATCGCTCCGAATGGCGAGGTCGTTGTCGTGAAGCCACCGTCAAGTTTGACGTCGGTGTTGCGAGCGGTTGACTTTGCCGACGCGCAGGTCTCGGACTCTTACGGCTTTGTCACGATCTTCTCGATTGCCGTGAGCATCGTCGTTCCCTGGTTCCTTACGATCAGAAAACCTGGAACGTGGATCTGTTCGGCGCTGGTCGGAGAGTCGCTTCGAGCCGGAGGTTGGATTCACGATTGGAGAGATGTCTACATGGTGTCACCGGCAGAACTTTACGAGGCGCTCGCTGAGTAGTTTTCTGCTCGATTGAGTAGTTTGCTACTCAAAGAATCGCGAGGTCACTCCAGCCGCGTTCGCCGCAAGCCGAGCCTGCGACAAAGGTGAGCATGCCTGACGGCGCTGAGGAGCCGGTCTGCGCTGTCCACCAGCGAGAACCGCCGTCCATCGCCGGTGCTTGAATCCACGTTCGACCAGATCCCTCGCTGAGGCTGAGGTGATGGAAGTGTCCGGTCACCAGGATATCTGCCGAACCAACTGGCTGTTTTCCGTGAGCCTGCTTCTGCCACCACAGAGGAGCGCCACCCTTGATCTGATGCCCGTGAGCGAAGCCGACGGCAACGCCTGCGACGTCGAGAGTCATCGTGTGATCCTCGGCTATGGCCCCACTCGGAACCGAGACGTTGCTGTAACGCTCGGCGTTGTGGTCAAGGATCTCGGCTACTTGCTCGAACACGGCGAGATCGTCGTTGTCTGTAAAGACGTTTGTGAAGGCTTTGCCGTTGCGTCGGTTCTCTCCGTGATTCCCTGGCACCGCTCCAAGCACCACGCGCCAGTTCATTTTGACGAATCTCTCCACCAGGTCAAGGATCATTCGACGGGCAAGGCGGCATTGTTCTCGCCTGTCGAGATCCACCGAGAAGGTCTGAGCGGCGTAGTGGCCGTCGCAGTTCTCAATGAGGTCTCCGAGTCCGACGATGTAGACCGTGTTGATCCCGTGAGTTTTCTTCAAGGTTTTGGCGTGGCGCTCCAGCCGGTCAAAGGTGAGGAGCAGTCGCTCAAGAAACTCCGGCGTCCCACCGTTCACGTCTCTCTTGCCAACCTGCCAATCAGCGAGAGCGACTACCAATGCGCGCTCGCCGCCACTCACCTCGTCCAGTTGTGCGAGTGGTCGGCGGCGCTCAATGATCTTACACAGAGCCTCGATGTCTGCGCGAGATTCATCGTCGATGCTGGCTGGCTCAAGTCGCGCTCGGTAATACTTCATTCGTCCGCCGTAGGTGTCCCACGCTCGAATCTGAATCGAACCAGGAATGATTCTGACGGAGTTAGTCACTCCGAAGTCTTTGACAATCTCATTCCATAGTTCGTCGTTTGGTGCTTCCTCCATCGGCCCCGATGAGACTTCGCCGGTCTCACCGTTCCAGGTCACTCCAGGCTCCCAGCCTTTCGGGTGTTTCTGGGGTGGCCCGATGTTGCGATCCTTGAGGCTCATGACAGAACTCCAAACAGTTTCGACGTGGCCGAACACGAGCACGAACCCATAAAGTGTTTTCGCAAGGTTTCGTCGGCTATTTTGTTCTCGGGGTTGTCAGTCGAGATCGCCTTTGAGATGCTCATGATTGAGTAACCTCGACTGATCCACTCCTCAAGAGTTTCGATGTCCTCGGCGTTGAGCCGCTCGATTATGAGGGTCGTTTTGCACGAAGTTTTGGATTGCTCCATAGCGTCTCGAAGTGCCATTGGTTCTCCCTGTCTGCCTGTGGGTTGCCTGGTGAAACACTACTAGACCCGAAGCCCAACTGCGCGTCAATCGTCGAGGAGGTGATGATTACCATTCTTCGATCTCAATGTCGGGGTCGTCTTTCTGTCGGCAGTCGCAGTCCTCGCACATGCCGTTACAGAATCCGCCGTCCTCTCGAACTCCTGGAATGAACGTGACGTCAGGAAGCGTGATGGTCACGGTAAGGGCCAAACTTTCTCGCTAATGTATCTTTGTGTTTTTGGAACTGAAGTACCGCTCCGACGGTGACGGGAACAACAACGGCAGAGGTTCCCAATATGACAATAAGCATGGCCGCAATACTGGTCAGGTCGTTGGTCATTTCTCTGCGAGCGCCGCTTCTCGACCCTGGTGATATGAGAGATGCTTCTCAAGTCGAACGGTAAGTGAATCCAACTCGACGCCTTGCCGGTTCAACTCAGACTCAATCCGGTTCACTCCATCGGCCATGCTCGATCCACCGTTCGGTTGAACTGCCTGTGCCATTGGTTTGATCTGCTCGACGATTGACGACAGGAGTTTCTTGTGGAAGTGGCGGTAGGTTCCGAAGATCATTCCGATGATGAAGCCAACCGAGGTAAGAATGCTCAGCCAGATATTCCAGTCGCTTCGAGTGAATGCCAACATCTCAACCTCCGAGAGCGGCCCAGGTAAGCGGCCCACAAATGCCGTCGGCGACGAGTCCGTGTTGTCCCTGCCATTGGCGAAGTCGATTGTTGGTCGCTGGCCCGAACTGACCGTCGACCACGAGCGCACCGAGACGTTGCTGAAGCACTCTCACGGCGTCCCCTGTGGCTCCCTGAGCCAACGTAGGTCGGTTCGTGGGGGTCGGTGACGGTGGTTTGGGAGAAGCGTTCATGGCGCCCCAGGTCTGCGGCCCAACGATTCCGTCGGCGGTGAGATTGTGGGAATGCTGAAAGGCAAGAACGGCTCCTTGAGTGATTGGCCCCCAGGCTCCATCTTGAGCAACGCCGACCTTTGCCTGAACCTGTTGGACGCTGACGCCAGGAACGATGATGTGCTGTTGACTTGGTTGAGGTTGTGGAGCCGGTGCTGGTTGTCCTCCGCCGGTGGTGCTGAATCGGAGGAAGCGTTGCGGCTGTCGTCCGTCTTGCGAGACTCGAACGTAGGACGGGTCGCCTTGCTCGCCCATTGAAACTGTCAAAGGGTCGTTGCCTGCTTCGACGATCATCGCTGTGTGATCGCCTGTCCCTGGGCCGTAGACGATTACGTCACCTGGTACCGCTTGATTCTTGAGAATCACGACGCCATGAGAGAGAAGCGTGCCGGTGTAGCCCTGCCCGTCGTAGCCCTGTCCGTTGGGGTCGGGTGCTCCGGCCCAGTTGTAACAAAGAGTTACGAACGCTGAGCAGTCACAATGACACGGGACGCCAGGGTGACCGATGCCCTCCATGCGGTTGCCGCCTTCGGTGTAGGTGAAGCCAGCGTGATTGTCCACGCCCCATCTCGCCCACTTGACTATTTGATCTCGAACGTCTGCCATGTTTGCTCCTAGTATCCGATTATGAAGAACTGTAGTTGTGAGATCGCAACCGCACCTGGCCCTGTTCCTGCGGCGTTCGACACAAGGAACGTCACGGTGGTTGCGTTTGTGAACGACCCAAGAGTGAATGTTGTGTAGCCAGGGTAAGTACTTGAACCGATCTGCGTCATCGCCAAGATGGTGCCGTTCGGGAATCCTCCGTTAGGGATTGTGATTGTGCCTTGGCTTGAAGCGTTCAAGGTGACGTTGGTGAATCCGAAGTAGCAGTAGAAAGGTGGTGTGCCGTTTGCCGTTGTAGTCGCACCCTGCATGAGTCCGGTGGTTGTCCAGGTTCCCACCATTCCGTTCATAGCGATTGCGGCTTGGTTCCAATCGGCAATCGGTAGCACTTCTCCAGCCGTGTGCGTGTTTATGCTGTTCCAGGTGTAAGGCATTATCCTCCGAAGGCGTCTTGTGCGGTGCCGGTATCGTAGGTAACTGTATCTCCTACTGACATCGCTTGGGAACTGACTGTGGTAACGCCGGTCAGCAACGCTGGCCCGATGACGTAGTTTCCTCCGTTCGTAGTTGTCAGGCTTGAACCGACTGTTGTGCCAACTAACTTGCACCCCAGAATCGTTGAACCCGAGACCGACGTGTAGGAGCATGGCCAATAAGTTGGGCCTGAAACAAAGTTGGTTCCCGAAGCGACGTACCAGAACTGACCGCCACCGGCTGGGAAGTTCGTCACCGCGTTCAGAGTAAGCGTTACCGACGAGGAAGTTGTGAGGGTTCCGACTGTGGAAGTGAATGTTATGTTTTGCGCCTTTCCTGTGTATGCCGCAGAAACGGCGACGCCCGAGTGAGTGAGAGTGACCGTTCCACTTGTCGGGAACTGGTAGAGAGCGTAAGGGTTGTTTGACGCTCCAAACCCTGGATTGAGTTGAAGCGATGACGCACTCGACGAAAGGGTTGTGGCGAACGAAACAGAACCCTTTGCCGTTTGGAACTTGGAGTAATCAGCCGCTCCGGTAGAAGTTGAAAGTCGAAAGAACGAACCGGCGTTCACGGTTGACGAGCCGTTCATCTCGTAAGGCGACAGAACAAACAACGTGCGCCAACGACCAGGCTCCGCTTGATATTCGTGAGAGATGGATTCAATGACAACTGTTTGTGCGTAGGACGCGCCATACGCCGTTCGGTTGAACACAACCTGATCCCACAGGTTTGCCCCGAGTTGAACGGCTTGGTTCGGCTGTGTCGTGCCGTCGGCGTAGGTACTTTCGATCACCACCTTGCGAGGACGAACGATTGGTTGTTTGTAGCGATTGACGATCATTGAACCGAGAGCGTCAATATCGGTCTGGCGATTCGCCCACATTTGCCCGCGCGAATAAGTCCTCGCTCCGTATTTAGCCAAGTAAGTTCCTGTTGAATCAACGAATGTTGAAGTCTGTCCATAGGTGTTTGTGGTTTGAGCGATTGTCCAAGTGTCGAGGTCGTCAAGAACCATCTCGATTGCTGGGAGATAGTGAGCCTGCGAGGTACTAGTTCCCGAATCGGTGAACTGTGTTGAGTTCTGTGCGTGAGTCTGAGGATAGAAGCGTGGCAGGAATGTAAGAACTCCGGCAGGCGATTGGTAGTAGAACCCGTTTTCAGTTTCTTCGTATTGAAAGCCATAGTCGAGCGCGCTCGTTGAATAGACTGCACCCTGCTCTAGTGCTAGTTGACTAATCGCTCCTGCGGAGTAACTCAGAGGCGTAGTTGTCAGCGTTGTCGAACCATCGGCAGGTGCTAATCCAACCACCTCGGCAACGTCTTTCATTCGGTATCCGGTTGAAGTACCCTGCGAGTGTAGGACTGTTTCGTTTGCGTAACCCGAACCCGTCAAGCCAGCGTTGACGGTTGTGGTGGTTGTCAAGACGGGTGGATAAAGTTTGACTCCCGTCAGACTGGGTGATGTTCCTGATGTCACTCCGGTGTAGGAGATTGGGTAAGCGTTGAAGGTTCCTCCGGTGCTCCCGTTGGACGATACGAGAACGGCCAATCCACCGCCAGGGAGAAAGCCGTTGGAGTTTGCCAACGGGAGCGTGGTTGTTGAAGTGTTTGTGATTGACGCAGGTGTAGAGATCTGTGAGATTGCTCCGTTCGCTCGAAAGAACGCACCGACCCTTGCTCTGTTCAGCGATGCTGGAGCGTAGGTTGAATCGTCCCAACAGAACGAAGCCTCGGAGATTGTGGCGTTACAGTTGGCAACCTGATATGGAACCGAGCCGGCAATCGGATAGACCCCGAGCGTGTAGGTTCCGAAGTTTACCGATGTCGGTGCGAGTGTTGCGATATTGCTCTGAAAGAATCCGCAGTTCATGCCGTCGACATATGCGTAGAAGTTGAAAGTGTTTGTGGCATTCGGCTCTGCTTGAATGTTGAACGTGATGAGATGCCAGTTTCCATCGGTTATCTGTTGTCCCCATGTGTAGGTTCCAAGAGTTGTCGTTGTCGTGCCACCTGAAGTTGTTGTCTGGATTGAGACGGTCAACTGTGACGCAGTTGAAACTTGTAAGACGTAGGAATAAATAGTAGTTCCCGAACCCCGAGTTGCGTCAACAATCTGAATGAGTGAGTCGCCAGGCTGAGTCCCCTTGAACCACGCTTCACCCGTGTAGCCGGTGCCAGCGTTACTCGTTGCCGCGACGGAGTTGTAGTAAGCCGAACCGTTTGAGAATGTGATGCCAAGTGCAGGGTGCCCAACTCCACCGCCATTTGTCAAGTCGATTCCCTGCGAAGTTGGGTCATAGAGTAGCGGCCCGTTTTGATTGAACGAAGAAGCGACAAGAGCGGCGGTGGCTGGTGCGTTCGCGGCAGTCATGCCGATGCCAACCGAGCCGGTAGCAACTCCACCGACGATGTAGTCACCTAAGTTTGTGACGTAAGTCTGTCCAGGTTGTGTCAATCGACAACCAGTAAACGTCCACGCCGTGCCAGAAGAAGTGGCGGTGGTGTAAGCGACAGTTATTTGTCGACCATTCCCCCATAGTTGGAACGTACCGTTAGCCGGTTGTAGGGGAAGTGAAGTAGCGGTGGAATATCGGGAGAAGTTGATTGTCACGTTGCTCGTCGCAGAGAGTGTCAATCCCGAACCAGCGACGCCGCTTGTGATGAATCCACCCACGCCACTATTTCGCAAAGACACTTTGCCTGTTGCGAGTGAAGGTTGATCGTTTAGGCGGAGCACGTCAGGAGTGATGCTGGTGTTCTTGATTGGGTTGAGCGCCGTCTGCCAATAAAGCGATGAGTTGGATAGTCGAGTGACTGAAAGTTTCTTGAGCAGGTCGGTACAGATGACTGTGGTGTCTACGTCAACCTCGTCAAGTGCGCTCGGTTCCCATTGGTCTACGAAACCGAAGAACACCGGATACGTTGTGCCGTTCCAAGTTGCCGTGATCTTGACAGGAACTCCTACTGCGAGAATCGTTGATGAGACAAGTGAGTCGGTTGCTCCGGTTGTTACTGAGGTGTAGTTGTATGCTGAAGCCGACCAGGGAAGCCAACGACCATCACGACTTTCTAGAATCACTTGTGCTGATGAGGATTCAGTTCGGTCTAGTTCGTGTTGGCGACCCATGCGAGTTGATATGTCTCGAACGTAGGAGCCTGCTTCGTACCAGTTCCACAACAGGATTGTCTCTGTGCCGTTTGTCGTGAAGGTTGTACCAGATGCCAACTGGCAACCAGACAAACGATACTGACCGCTCACAACCAATGCGCTTGTGTAGTTGACGGTGTAGCGAGTGCTTCCTCGAAGCAGGGTTACCGAGCCACTTGTAGTTTTTGGCGTAATGCTTCCCCACGCATCTAGCAACAACTGAACGGAGGAAGAAGTAGAAAGCACCGCACCGATATTGACGACGTTTACAGTTTGTCGAGAGAACGCCGTTGGTGTAACTCCGGTTTGGAGATCCGTGAATGCGAACTGAACGGAGATGGAGGGAAGCGAAAGATTGGGCTGTGCCATTAGCCCTTGACCCAGGTTTGCTTTCCACCGACATTCTGCCAACGACCTTGAGCGGCTTGACTGACAAGGTTCTGAAACGCTGGCGACTTAGTCCCTGCGTAGCCGCCGAGCACGTCACCCCATGCTCGTGAGTTATTCAACATACTGCTTCGCACCGCTTCAGCAACACCGTTCACGAATGCTCGGTTGTTCAGGAGTTTGCCAACGAGAACGTCAATCGGGATCTCAACATTGACATCGTATTCATCGGCCATTAGGTGAACCTCGCCGTTACCGTCACTTTATTTGCTTTACTCACGGCACTAAGGATATTGCGTGTGTTGTCTGCGGTGCTTGATGTTGAGTTCCTGATGCCAGGAATACCGGCGAGGTGATAGGCGTGTTGCGCAGTAGTCGCCGTTGCAATCCGTACGCCTTGAATCCCTGCAAGGTGCGAGGAGTTTGTAGCCGTTGTCTGAAGGTGACCTGCTACCGCTCCCGAGAGGTGAACCTGCGGAGCGTTAGAGATACTGACACCCTTTGGAATGTCAACTTTGACCGCCGACTTCACGGCAACTCCTGCGCTGTTCAGGTCTGTTCCAACGATTCCCTGAATACCAACCTTTGTCCCAGGCAGTAATGCCAACGGCGCAGGCGGCACGTTTGGCGCACCGGCGTTTCCACCCTGACGACCAGCGTGATCTATCTGCGCTCCCGTTGGAGCGGATACGCTCACCGGCTTTGCTCCGGTAAGCCAACTTGCGGCGTCTGTTATTGCTCCCCAGATTCCGCCGCTCTTTTGTGGAGTTACTCGACTTGAAGAAACAACCTCGGGTGGACTGACTGCGTTGAATGCGGCGTTTGTCGCTGGCCCGACAACATATTTAGAAAGTCCTAGAGCGATGCCCCCAACAACTCCTCCAACAATAAGTTCTGGCAACGTACCAAGTCCAAACAATACCGGCGCACCTTTGACTGCATCTTTGCCTAATCCGCCTGCTCCTCCTGCGCCTTCGATTGCACCAACACCGGTCTTTCCCAACAGAGCATCGGTGTTTTCTTGCGTGGCGGCGGTGTTGAGATCGAGCGGAGTGTTCTTCACTCCGCCCGTGAACAGGTCTTTGATTGTATTGAACGCGCCTACTCCGGCGTCCCATACCGACTTCATCGCTTTGCCAACCTTGAACGCAACGGCTAATGCGAATGCGCCAATGGCCGCGTCAGAAGCAATCTCTGAGATCAACGGGTGAGCCTTGAAGAAGTCGATTGCGTTCTTCGCCCAGTTCATAAGGTCTTGAGCGGCTGGCAATAAGGCAAGTCCCACCTGGGTCAACACGTCTTTCGTTCCTGCTTCGAGTGTTGACAGTTCGTTCTTGAAGTTCTTTGACGCTTCCTGTGCGGCTTTGACAACGGTGACGTGACGTTCCACCGCTTGCGTCGCTTGGTCGTAGGCCGGACTTCCGCCGCGCATAATCTCGATCATCGCGTCTGAGGCTTTGCCCCAACCCAACGTCTGCGCCGCCGCCTTTGCTTGCTCGTCTGTCATACCCTTGAACTTTGGACTCATCTGGTCAATGAGCGCAGACATTCCAATGAAGTGACCGTCGAGCGTGTAGATGTTGCCGGTGAGATCGTGCTGTGCGGCTGTCCATTGTTTCGTCGGGTCTAACATTCCGCCGATTGCCTGTTGCACCTTCATCATCGTTCGACCCTGACCGACTCCTAGATTGTTCATATCGGCCATGAGTACGTTCATATCTTTCATGGAAGGAATGCTGATTCCAAGAGCGGCGTGGAGTTTTGTGTATTGACCGACAACCCCACCGATTGAAGTGCCACTCAGGTCAGAGGCAACGTAAAGTTGGTTGGTGGCGTCGGCGACGTCCTTGAGCGGAGTCTGAAAGACTTTCATTACAGAGACGACGGCTTGCGTTGAGGAAGCGAGATCTATGTTTTTCGCCACCGCCAAGTCAGAGGCAGAACGCATTACGTCCATCGTCTGCTTTGTTGTCAAGACGTGACCGTTGAGTAGGGTCAACTGACCAGCAACACCAGCGAACGCAGTTGCGAGTTCCTGTGCGCTGAACTCACTCTTGAATGCGGTTCCGAGGAAGGCGTCTCCGAGTTGTTTGATTTGCTGTTGACCCATGCCACTACTGTTTTGCACTTTGGTCATGGAGCCTTGGAAGTCCACCGCCATTTTGACGCCGACGGCACCGAACCCGACACCAATCCCAATCGTGGCGAGAGCCATTTTGCCGAGGTTCTGTTGAATCCTCGCACCGGCTGTGGCTGATGCGGCATCGACCTCGGCCATCTTTCCAATAGCGCCGTCCATCTTTGCGGTGAACTCTTTTGTGTCGGCGAGAAGCGTCGCAACGACGGGAGGTAAGAACTCAGCCACGAAGAACACCTGCCCACACGCGCTCAGAGATCTTTCTTATTTCGGGCATTGACTTCTCGAATCCTGGTTGGAGATATGGGTAAGCATAGTTCCCGCGCGGGAATCCGAGTTCTATCCGTCGACCGTAGACTGCTTTCGGGCCGGTTGAAGTTGTCCATCTGCCAAAGCCGATTTCCTCCGGCCTGCTTGTCTGAATCGAGCGAGCGAGGTAACCAGTTCTAACATTTGGCGGCCCACCCACAGGGCCAACGTGTCGTCCCTTTCGCCCGTTGCCAGGCTCGGTGAACATCTCACGCGAGTTCTTGGCGATGATCTGGCCGCCTTCAACGACAATCTGGCGTCCGGCCATTCGCATTTTTTGGTTCATGACCTTGATGGACTCATTGAACGCTTTGACGCCGGAGATTAGTTCTGTTGCCATTCTTCTTCCACCTCGATCCTTAGTCCGTCAAGCGTTATCGTCCAGTCAATCACGCTCGTCGGCTCGTCCATGAACTGCTCATGGCTCATCGGGATCAAAGCGCGGTAACGGTACTCTCTCCATTGGTCGGCAACGTCGGGGTCAACTGGTTCGAGGCCACGTCCGAGGAGATGGGCGCGGAGACGTTCGAGTTTTCTGTAAGCACTTTTGGGTCTGTTGCACCCTCCACTCCGATTGCCTCGTCGCCTCTGGAAAGTTCAATCGCCTTCTCACTCAACTTCTGATAGGTGGTCGCCGGTAGTAAGTCGCCAACGGTTTCCATTGTTGGGAGATCTCCAAACGTCCACGACTTGACCATCTCAACGATGCACCTATCCGCATATCGTTCGTAGGCTGTTTCGTCAATGCCAAGATCCTTGAGGTTTCCCCACGTTGCAGGATCGGCTTCGTCAAAGCCAGAGGCACTCATTATTCCGGCCTGCTCTAGCCAACCTCGCAACGCTCCACGAATCCTTCGAGCCTGTCGCTCGGTGAGTTCGTCGTAGTTTCTTAGAACTGCGCTTTGATTATTGGGTAACTCAACAAGCATCTTCTCTCCCTTATTAGTTGTCTGTTTTGTTTAGTAGACCGCAGATACCAAGTTCGTTGCCGTGATCTTGATTGGCGAGTACCCACCACCAGCACCAGCGACGGCGTCGGTTGTGTTGGCCTGAGCGTCAAACGTGGCGTCAACTTCGACGAACGCCTTGCTACGGTCACGCTTGGCGTCCTTGAACTGACAAGCAGACATCTGAACGGTGATCGTGTGACCGGTTGTTGGGTCGGTGAAGGCAAGACTGACGGGCTTCGGAGCGTCGCTGAGTGCCAGCGAGCCAACCGCAACCGTGTCGGTTGTAGCCGTCGGAGTGAATCCTGGGCCATTGACCAACAGAACACCGGTCAGGGTTGAGCCTGAAGTGCTTGAGTAAGTGAACGGGTAGGAGACTCCGAGGTGTTGAACAACACCGGTTCCACCGCCTGCTGAGAACGCCGTAGCGGAGGTGACGGGAAGTGTGGCTGAAGTGGTTTGCGACAATGCGGACGGAGAGGCTCCGACGGTGGTGGCGTTAGAAGTCGCCCAGATAAGTTGGTCGGTGCTTTCAACGATGAACTTCATCGTGCCTTTGACGTCCAACGGGCCAGCGAACAAACGGTAAGGAGCGTTCGTGCCCTGCGCTGTGAAGATCGGAGCGGTTGCTCGTGAGAGGGTGATGTCACCCGACACAAGAACCGAAGTTGCGACTCCACCGATGGTTGCTGATACGTCCCAACCTGGCACAAACACTTCAGTTGAGAACGATGAGGTCGGAGCGGCAATCGTGGTGAATGGAAGTCCCATGAACTTTGCGTCCCACTCAAACGCCGCTTCAGCGCCGAACGTCAACTTGAGTTCGCCGAGTTGAGCGTCGAGGATTTGGAATGGAGCGTTACCGTCAAAGTCTTGAACGGTCACGGCTGGCGGTTGCGATGCGTTCGCGGCTGAGTTGTAGAGCGACATAACGTGGGTGTAAAGCGTTGCGCCAGAAACGCTGTCGAATCCGAGAGCGGCTTTGGCAATCAGAGGGAAGGTGTCGGCGAACGCGTAGCCCTTGACCGAGTATTCGTCGTGACGAACTCCGAGGACTTCATTGTAAAGTTTGACCGGAGATCCCCTGAACGCTTCGTCTCGAAGAAACTTCTGCATCGGCGTGATCTGTGGAGTCATCACAGGAATGAACTTCACGTTGCTCGACGCGGTGCCGCGCGCAGTCTGAATCCCGAGTCCGACATAACTGTTGACGCTCATGAATGGCATATTGACTTCTCCTGTTTCCTAGTGTCCTGGTGCCTATGCCGCCGGTGGAGGCGTTACAGGCGCTTCTGGGGCTGGCTGGGGGGCTTCTGCGACTGGCGCTGGATCGGCTTTTGCTTGCTTTGCTTTGAGTGTTGCGACTTGAGGATCGGCGTCGAGGGTCACGACGTCGCCTGGATTGACGACCAGCGTTGAACCGTCGGCGGCGGCCAACGAAGGGAACACCGTTCGCTCGTCACCTGTAAACTTGAAGTCTGCCATGTGTTTCTCCTAAGAGTCGATTATCTCAACGACTTTCGTTCTGATCGTAGCGTAGACCTGCGACACTTGACCGCTACCCTTCAGCGTTCGTGGATAGAGAGCGTCAACTTCAATATCGGGGCTTCCAGGGAACGAACCTTCGCCCCATTGAAAGATCACCGACGGATTGCCTGCGTTGCGATCTGCTCGAATGTAGGCAACCATCTCGTCGAGGAAGGTGTCGCTGTCGGCTCCGGCTGTTTCAGACTGAGGTGCCATAGACCGAATGAAACAGTCCATCATGAGATCGTATTCAATAACCTTGCGACCATGATGCGGCCCACCTAATGCCGCTCGGGTTTCGTGCTGGCGTCCGATGTAAAGAAACAACACCGCTCCGGTTGTGTGACCAGGATCTTGACCCTCAAAGAAGTCGCCTTCTGGCGTGAACTTCGCAGGGTGCGAATAGACGTTGCTCAGGAATGAGATGTGCGAAGTGGCCGGTGCGAGGTAGGAAGCCACCGCCGCTCGGACTGTGGCTCTGCTCATGGTCGTCGAGTAGTCAGGAATCCGAGAACACAAACGCCACAGGCGACGCTCAGGATAATAATGTTGATCGTGGAGTGTTTCATTAGGTACGACCCCAGACCTGGAGGAATGCGTGGAGAAGATCACGCGCTCTGGCAAGGTCGCTCGACGATGTGATGTCGTTGCTGGTTGCCGCCGTTGGCGCTCCTACTTCAGCGATGACCAACCCACCTTCACCACGTTGTTTGATTGCCGCAACGACCAAGTGAATGACTGCTTGCTTGACGCTTGCCGGTAGTGCTGAGACGTTCACGGCTGATGCGTGAGCATAAGTGAGAGCGGTGTTGATTGGCAGGGTCGTTGAGGTGCCGTTCCATGAGGAAGCGATCATGACTGTCTCGGTGCTTGAACCGTCCCAGATCGTGAGGGGTTGTCCGGCGTAGATCCCCGTGATGCTGGCGACCTGAATCGAGGTGGCAGATGCTGAGGCGGAGGCGGCGAGCGTTGTGTTGGCGAAGCCGTTGACGTAGGTATAGGTGCAGAACTGCGCTTGGTTTGTGTATCCCATTGAGCCGAAGTCCAACGGGCCGACGGTGGTGAGTGTTGAAGCGTTTGCCGTAACGGTGAACTGACGTGACTCGACCCAACAGTTCGACGATGAGACCGTGATTGGAGTTTGAGCGGCTGGCAGAGAACCGATAGCAAACGAGTCAACTTCGAGGATCGGCCAGTAAGCAGGGTGGACAACAATGAAGCCTTGACGGTTTGCTCGATAGCGTCCTTGCTCGGTGTTGATCGTGGCGCAGAGTGTTCCAGTAGCGCCGAGACAGATGTTGTCGGCTTGCGCTGAGGCCATGTAGATCAGTTGCTGAATGGCGGCTGTCTGTGCGGCGGCGTCGCCACCTGGAATCAGGTTTGTGAGATCGACGCTTGAAGCGATGGGTGAGTTCTTGACCTCATTGACCGTGACGTAGGGGACTCGGTTGTCGTAGGTGATGTTTGCTGGATTGACCGAGGGACTCATATTGCTTTCATTTCTGTTCCGTCACAACGACCACAATGGTCTGAGAGGAGCGCGATGAATCCGCAGTCCTGGCACTCGTATCCTCTTGCCGTCTTGAACGTGGTGCCGACGGTTATGAAGTCACCCGACTTACGCATGAGTGCGGCGGTGTTTGCTCCGACGTGGAACGTGCCGTCACCTGAGCGACGAACGACAGAATCGCCGATCCCCACCTCTACGTTTCCCTCTGTGGGGCCAAGTAATCGAGGCATGAGATCGGCGACTCCTTCTGTCGTTTGTAGTTTCGTTTCTTAGATAAGCAGGCCAGCCGGAGCAGAGGGTCGCGTTGTATGGAGACAACCGCAGGGAGCGCGGGTGCGACTTCTCTCTGCCCCGACTAGCGAACTAATCCTAACCGGTGATTCCGGTGATGGCTCCTGACCATGCTGGCGCACGATGAAGCATCGTGTTGAGCATGTAGGTCGATGAGTCATAACTCATTTGGATTTGTGGCCAGTCAAGAACCATCATGTCTTGGACAGATGCAACTTGAGTGGTTTCCGCAACGCCCGAGTCTGGGAATGGAAGCGTCTTGCTCCACACCAATGCGACACCGGCTGGTGCGTAAGGGTGTGCAATCAAGTCGACAAGTTTCCCAGTCGTTTCGTTGGCGAGAGCCGAGACGACAGAACCGATGGTCACGCCATCTGCTCCGGCTTCAAGGTTCAAGCGGTAACCGGTCTGGCTTCCCGATGCTTGTTGCTGAATGTTCTTCGCAAGCGTCCGACGGATACTTGGAGAAACGAGCAGGACATCTGGGTCGGCCAACACGCTTGAGAACAAAGACGCGAAGGCGTCCTGGAACTCTGCGCCAGGCTCGGACGTTGAGAGCGCACCATTGAGTCGCTTCGTGTATCCGGCTGTTGACGGGTCGGTGTAGGCGGCGATCAAGCCGTCGTAGCCAACTGTGCTGGCTGAACCGTCTGCCGCAGGTGCCGTGAATGAACCCGTACCAGGGACAAGAACGGTAGCCGAAGATCCGACCACAGTTGTCTTGTTTGTGTAGGTTCCACTTGTGGTTCCCGAGTAGATGTTCCAGGCGATCACGTTGGCGGCGAGTGCCGTTGGCGCGGTGATCGTGACCGAGTTGTTCGATCCTGAAACGGCTCGTGAGCCTTCTGCTGAGGCGACTGATTCGCCGAAGGAAGATGACACGGTGATCTTGTAATACATCGTGTCGGTTCCACCAACGAAAGTTCCACCTGTGGTTGTAGCGGCGGCTGACGTGTATGAGCCAACTGTCGGTGCGGCGAGCGCTCCGAGGTAGCCGGTTCCAACGCCTCGTCCGTTCAGCAAGTTCCTTTCTTCACCGAGCATTGTTGCCCAGAGAAGTGCGGTGTGGCTGAGTTGGCGAAGGTCGGTGTAGCCCTGTCCAGAGAACTGAGCAGACATGTTGACTTCATCGCTGACACCCGATTCGACATACGAGACGACTTTTTTGTCGGCGGCGTAGGCGATCTTCGGTGGTCGTTGCAGGTAGGTGCTTGAGCCAGAGCCACCGAACGGGCCGTTGTTTGCTGACGCAGAGTTGAAGAAGATGCTCTGGTTGGCGACTCCTCCGGTTGCTGAGTTAGAAACGCCGGTGATTCGACGGAACTCTTTTGCCTGACCGATTCCACCGATGCGGCTGATCGAGTTACGCAAGATGAACGAGCGTGGTACGAGGAGCGCAAGCGCGGGGTCGAGGTCATAGGGAACAAGTCCGGTGACGCCAGAGGTGCTGTTGTTCAACGGATTCGTGAGCGTCCAGTCCTTCTGAATGTCGGCGAGACGGTCAAGCGCGTTCTGTACGTCGGCAACTTGGTCAGGCCCCATAGCCTTTGTGGTCATTTCGGCACGGAATGATTCAATGTCCATCTGAGGAGCGACGGCAGTTTTTACGATGCCTTCTCCACGAACGAACTGAGTTTCTCCGCGTGATGCGGCTACGAGTGCTTTCGAGTGACACGCTGAGAGCGCGCTCTTGTAAGCCTCGAAGCGGTCAAGTCGCTGGTCGGCAGGAATGCCACCGAACAGGTCGTCGATGCGAGGTGCTTGCATAGACATTTGATTGTCCTTCTTTCTTGAGAGTAGGTGTTATGCGCCGAGGATTTCGGCGGCTGATTTGGCAAGGCTGTCGGCTTTGCTGAGGTACTTGACCTTCAACTCTGCGTCTGTGACTTCCCGAGCAACCTGGCGGAGACGTTCTGCCTCTGCCGTCAATCGCTCAGCGTCTAATGCCTTAGATGACTGAGCATGCGTTCTGGTGATTGCAGGCCCACCAGGAGCCGCCATTTCTTTGATGCGCTCCAACTCAGCCTTCAGGAAGTCAACTTCCTCTCGCTGAGCCGCTTTAGCGATCTCGGTTACGGATTCTGCGAAGTCCTCAAAGCCTAACGCTTTGCGGATCTCGTCTCGAAGTGCGGTGACTGATTCTTCGTCGCCAGTCTTTGCCGCTTTGATCGTGTCGGGTGAAACACCCATAGCAACGTATGCCATTTCATTCTCCTTGTCGTCGTAATCTTCTTCCCACTCAACGAACGGCGCTGGTGTTTCGCCTTCGCTGGCTTCGCCTGTCCACCAGTCGAGGAATGTCTTGAGCGAGATGAGGAGGTCGCGAACGTCGCACACCTCGTCCTCCATGCCGCTATCAATCTCGTCGAGTTCGGCTTTGATAAGAGCGATGAGTGAACGTCGGACTGCCATGAGGTCGGCGGCGTTGTGCTCTACCTTTTCGACTTCAGGGATTAGTGCGAGGATCTGAGTTGGCAGGCTCTCTCTAATCTCGTCGGCCTTTACGGTTTCAGGTGCGGCGTCCTTATCCTCGGAGTCCACGATCTCATTCGGTGCGATGCCAGCCTCGGCAGGCTCGGCGTCGACGCGTCCGGTGCCTCCGCAGTTCTGGCACTCAGCGCCGGTCTCAGGGTACTTGCCAAGTCCGTCGCAGACGGAGCATTGGTAGTCCTCTGGGTACATCGCTGGATCTTTTGTCTGTCCTTCTCCGGCGTCCCACTCGGCTTCGACGGCATCTCCCGATTCGGTGATCGCGTCTTTCGAGATGTCGTCAATCTTCGTGATGAACTCAGTCGAATCAACCGAGGACTCAACTGCTTTCCAAGTTCCATTCACGCTCTTGGCGATGTTGGCGATTGCGGTTGGGTTGCATGGGCGATCAACGTAGGAGACTTCAACGATGGTGCCACCAACTATGCGGCCACCTTTCGCCACGTCATCGTGAACGACTTTTGCGCCTTTGATTCCGATGCTGTAACCCTTGAGCGCACCGGCTTCAATCTTCCTTGCCGTGTTGTCGTCAACAACCTGTGACTTCAAGAACCAGTCATCACCTTCAGCGTTCAACTCAACTCCGATGCCTGCGGCGATTGGCTGGTGCATCTCTCGCACGTTGCCAAACTTGAACCATTCTGGGACGGCAGTTTTGAGCCATGACTCGTCGCAGACTTGCTCGTCGAGGTCGAGGTCGGGGCCTGTCGCTTTGCCATAGACCATCAGCGAACCATCTTCGTCTTGCGTCTTTACGATGTCTCCGGCGTATGCGTAGGTGATGTTGCTCATGTGTTGTCTGTCCTCCTGAGTGAACCTGTGAGAATCGTAGTGTCTGCGCGTGAGACTTCGGCGCTAGGTCGTCGCGTCATTTTTGTTGGAGTTACTTTTCGCTCTGTGTTGCTTCACCTGAGCCGACGATGGAGCACCGGCAGTTCGGGTGGTCGGGTGGTTGGTCGGAGTCCATATCCCAGGGGTTGTTGTCCTCAAGGTCTAAGCATTCTTCACACGCTCCGTCGTAAGCAAGCCAATCGAACTGACTGAATCCCATCTCTTGAAGTTGATCTGAGGTGGCGTCGGTCTGTGCTCGGTTGGCTTCGGTGGTGGCGATCATCTCGGCTCGCGCTGGATCTCCGACGTAATCTCTCATCTCTCTTGCGATGTCATTCGGGCCATTACCGGCGGCAAGACCTTCCGAGAGAATGTTGCCGAGCCGATTCATGGTGGTGTCGTTGATGCCTTTGATCGTGAGGTTCACTTGGTCGAGCAAGTCTTTGAGTCCACCGTCTGCGGTCTTGAGTGCGGCTTCGGTGTCACCTGGTTTCCATGTGTCCCAGTTGATGCCAGAACTCAACGTCGAGGTCGGGCCGATCTGTTGGATTCCGATGTCAGGGTGTGAGTCTCCAGCCGCTTTGATGCCGGACAGATAACCGTCGGCGGTGATTGAGCGCAGAACCGATTGCATTGGGGCTGGGTCATAGGTGATGTTCTGAACCGCCGCTATTGCTTTGCTCGGTGATTGAGCGTGGTGGATTGACGAGAGAAAGTCTGTCTGTTTGTAACCGGCGCTGAGTGCTTTTGATATGAGCGGAGCGTAGTGAGCAACGATCTTGTCTAGTCGGTCTGCTCCTGGTAACTCACTCGGCGACCTGCGCTTCTTGTCTTTTTTTTTACGTCGGCCTCAGCCTGCTCATTCAGCACCTTCGCAACGTCGGCGTCAACTGTCTCGAATACAAAGTCACGCCACTTGCCTGCGCTCTTGCGCTTTGAGACAAAAGACTTGAACGCTTTGATCTCGTCGACGACTTTGTTGTCTGAATCCACGATGCCGTTCGTCCACGCCTTCGCCGGATCTCCGCCCCACGCGGCCCACGCAACGCGACCTGGGCTTGGGTAACCCTTGTCTCCTGGACTCCAGCCCTGTCCTTGTTTGTCAACTTCGTGTCGAGCGAGGTAAGAGGCAATCCGCTTCATCGTGTCCATGCTCACGGGTCGTCCGGCGGCCAGGTCGCTTGCTCGCTTGCGCCCAACATCTGTGAATCCCTGACCGGCCTCGCCGTCTGCGATCCAGGCAAGTGCTCGTTTTGCTTCTTCGCGAACACCTTGAGGCGGCGTGAATGAGTTGTCTGCCGCTTTGATTACAGGCTCAGCAGGCTCAGCAGGCTCGGCTGGTGTCGCGTCTCCAACGGTGCCGGTGGTTTGTTCTGCTCCGGCGGTGCCGACCTGCGCTGTGGTCTCTCCGCTTGCTGAGGTTTCTAACATTCCACGCAAGAACGTCACGGTGTTGCCAGCGACGATGAACGGCTCGTCGGCTTCAGGCATATCGTAGAGCGGCTGTCCGAGTTCAGATTGAACGGTGTTGAGAGTTTTCTGACCGGAGTAGAGAGAAGTCTGTAATGCTTTCGCTTTCTCAACGCTCTCTCGGATCGTGCCAGGGTCAGCAAGAACGAACGTGACCGAGCGACTGGTCTCAAGGAATCGACGTGAGAGTGAGTTCACCATATCGACCAAGAACGCTTCGGTCGGGCGCTTGCTCATCGTCTCGGCGTTGTCCTGCTCGCCTTCGGCCATTCCCTTGCCGCCGAGTCCAGTACGAGGAATGATCCCGAGTTGCGTTGGCGTGATTCCAAACGGTGACGATATGCGCTTGATCAGGAACTCGTCGTAGTCGGCTTTGTATCGCTCGTCGATGGTTGGAGCGAACACGGGGTCGAACGACTTAGGAAGCATTTTGATTCGGTGACGCTCGGCAGTTGAGCCGGTGAGGGTGTCGTTGATGACTCGTTCGAGTGACGCGAGTTTCAGGTGATCGAGTTCTTCGCTGTCGGTTTTCATGAACGTGGTCGGCATCGTGCCTTCGGTGAACTCGCTCTTGAGCCACATCTGACGCTCAAGGTAAAGCGACGCCGCAGGGATTGACTCCTCGGTTGCGCTGTACCCGTAAGGCGACCAGGTTCGTCGGTTCTTGACGAAGTACGCAAGTTGGTCTCTGACGTACTCGCCGTTCTGTCCCTTGTCGGTGAAGAACTCACCGTCGTTTGTTGGGCTGGCTTGATACTCGCCACGAGGGAATCCCCAGAGGATCTGTTGGAACGCCGGTGCTGGTGGGTGCGGTATGTCGCCTCGGTTGTCGAGAAGCGGTTTGATCGTTGCGGCGTCAATGATCTCGAAGCCAATGACGTCTCCACCTAAGTTGTAGCGCGGGTAGACGGGGATTGCGTCGTAGACGAAGTGTTGCCAGCAAGCCTCCGTGATCCATTCGGCCCAGCCTCGGTCTCCGTGAACATAGGGGTTCTCCCAGAACTGCTTGAGCCTGTCGATCTCCTCACCGAACTCGTCTCTCGCGATCATGTTTGCTTTCGCGTGACCGACGTTCTGCTCTTGCATGATCTTTGAGATGGCGTGGTCGCTCACGGTGAAGTCCCATTCAAGACCAACGATCTCTGAGGTTTTGATCTCAATGCAACGGTGAACGACGTCACATTGTTCAGCGAGCGCACGAAGCGTTGACCAGGGAACGTGCCTGTCGTTGAGGTTGAGGTTCTGCGCTACATCGTACTGGTAGCGACGTGGTAAGGCTCTGCCGCTATCGTCGAACACCGGATCGAGCGGTGCTGGCAGGTAAGGCATCGCTGGCCCGAGTTGCGAGCCAAACGAATCACCAGGTCGAGGAAGCGGCATCGCCGGCGTTCCTGGAGTCTGAAGCAGTCCCGACGCTCCGGCTCCGGTGTAGCCCGACTGGAAGCCTGGCATCGTAGAGACAACAGAACCGCCAGCCGCCGCAAACGGGTTCATGGCCTTTGATACTTCTTCGGCGATGAGTTTTGCGAGATCCTCGTTTGAGGTCTTTGCCTTGCGGTTCCAGATTGCCATGTGTTACTTCGTGATGCCCGCGACCTTGAGTGCGGTCTGAGCGTTGCGTCGAGTGACGAAGTGAGCGATTTGTGAGCCACTAGCCATGATGACTGAAACCGAAGCGATGCTGGCCTGAACTGATGCAGGCTCGGTGAAGCCAGGGTGGAAGATTGCGACTGCGGCGGTCACGGCAGTTGCGAGCGTGGTGAGGTTGGCGACCCAAGTGTTCGGGTGCTGAATGATCTTCAACGCAGGGAAGATTGACGGGGCGGCTTCTTGGATTCTTGCTTCTGGTGTAGTCATGCACGTTCCTTCCTATGCGCTCCACAGTTGTTGCAGATCGCCTCTGATGGGTTCATGGGGTGTGAGCATACGATACACGGAGGAGCGATCTCAGCGAACCACCTGTCTGCCGACGAACCTCTTGCCAAGTTCAGTTCAGCGATGCCGTGAACCAACGCGTCAAGTCGGTCTGGTGACAATCCGCTATCGGGTACCCAGCCGCACAATTGATCTTCGAGTGCTGTGAGAACTCCGACGTGGTGAACTCGACCTTGCTCGTAGAGCGCCGAGATCGGTTCGGCTCTGAGTCGCTTGCCTTGCTTTGCGGTGATGCCTTTGTAGGGAACATGAGGATCGACTGAGCGCAGTACGTTCTCAATCAAGTCACCTCCCTGGTTCTTTTCTCCGACGATGGTGCCGATCTCTCCAAACTCTCTGAACGCCGCAATCGCTTTATTTGCCCAAGCGTTCGGTGTGTCTCTGATCGTGCGGTCTGCGAGGACGTAGGCGTCACCATCCTCTCCACGTCCGACAACGACAATGCCTGTCTCGTCTGCGTTCTCCCCCGAGGTCACGGCAGGGTCAATGGCTACGACGATGCGTGTCATCTGTGGAGCCTCAGCAACTCGGTTGTCGTCGATCAGGCTCATCGTCCACAATGCACCAGGTACGTCGTCGAGCATCTCACCGAACAACTCTTGTCGTCCCAGTCGAGTGCCTTCGTAGCGCGCAAGGATCGCTGTCTGAACGGTTGGAGCAAGGTTTTTGAGATTGTCGTACGTCGTGCCTCTGGTGATGACGGTGTTCTGGTCGGCGATGATTCTGCGAAGCAGGGGAGTTGGTCGAGGTGTTGTGGCAATAGCAATCTGCGGAGCCTGGCCGAGCCGGAGTCCGAACTGCGCCATGTCCCAGGTGTCCTCGTACTGCCACGCCGCTAACTCGTCAGCCCAGATGAACTCATGCTGTGGGCCTCTGAGCCTGTCGGGTTCCTCGGCGCTGAACAACTTGATCCTGCTTTTGTTTTTCAACGTGATCTCACCGATAGAACGGTTGTAGTTGTCGAGCATTTTGTATTGTCGAAGCACCGAGAGAATGCCCGACTCACCTTCAGCGCAGGTGTCTCTGGCGTCGGCATAGGTTCGAGCGATGATCCCTGCTCGCACGTTTGGCTTCTCGCATACCTTCCACGCCAGCCACTCAGCGCAGGAGCGAGTCTTACCGGCTCCTCGACCTGCGAGGTAGAGCCAGGTTGTCCAGTTGCCTTCGGGTTCTAACTGCTCACGCCTTGCGAGGTTCTTGATCCACTCGACTCTTGTGCCGCCGAGGTAGTCAAAGTCAGGCTCGTTTTGCGTCGAGTTCTCGTTCAATAAGGTCACGAATCCTCTGCTCCCTGTCTGGGTCGACGTTGTAGATCAACACTTCTCCCTGGATCTTGGTCGGTGCGTTCAGTCCGAGGAGTCGAGCGCGGGCCGCCTGTGCTTTCAGGATCTTGTCAACCGCCTCCATGCGAACACCCTCGTCGATGACGACTTCACCTTTGTCGTCCTTTACTATCCTGCCGGACGCTGAGACCCGAGGCTGTGGATTCTGAATCACGCTCTGGAGGTAACGCTCGGCGTTGTCAATCTTCTCCAGTTCAATCTTCCTGACTTCCTCTGCTCCCTCCGTCGGGATCTCCGCAACGGCTCTGGTCACCATTTTGTGCGCTGTGCCTACCGCTACGTTGAAGCGATCAGCGATCATTTGGTAGGTGTAGCCAAGTGAACGCAGATCAGCCGCTCGCCTGTCGTCAGCGATCTTGTCTGGTGTACGAACAAACTTTCCGGTGGTGGCGTGTTGGACGGGTTTTTCGACGGTCATAGTGCTTTCTACGGTACTACTCGTTGAGGAACGAAACTTCTTCGCCAGTTGCTTCGTGTATTGGAGCGATGCCGGTGATACCTTGAAAGCGATTGCAGATGACGTCGCAGTACGCAGGTGACAGTTCGATTCCGTAAGCAACTCGGTTTTGATTGTGAGCGGCGAGAATCGTTGAGCCACTACCTACGAAAGGATCAAACACGGCATCGTGGGGATCTGTGTATGCCTTGACAAAGAACTCCGGTAGCCCCACAGGGAATGCGGCGGCGTGGCCGGTGATCGTGTGACTACCAGAGAAGGTAGGTAAGCGATTCCCAGGTAACGCCAATCCTTCTTTCATTTGTTGATTGAACTTTGCTCCGCTTCCTTGATGTTCCATTAGTTCGATTCTTGTGCTTAGACCTTCATACTCGAAAGCAGATTTTGACGTAACTCGTACTGCTTTCGGTCTTATTTTCCAATCGTTCAATGTGAACTGATACACAGGCTCAAACTGATTCTTGAAACGTCGGCGAACTTCTTGCAACATTCCTGATCTCTCCCAACAGAACTCAGTTGCAAAGTGCCAACCCCATTGTCGAACGTGAGCAATCACAAGATCCAAGACGTAAAGTTCGGTGTCAAGTTCACGCGATGCTGGTTTGATGTTCACAAAGAATGAACCGTCGTCTGCCAGATGTTCTTTGATGTTTTCTTGAACCGGCTCCCACCACTCGACGTATTCGTCTGGTGGAATCGGCTTGAATCCTGATGATGAGTCGTATGTTCTCTGCTCGGCGTATGGCGGAGATGTGAACGCAAGGTTGATCTCTGCTCCAGCAAGAACCTTCTCCACGTCTCCAGGGTTGCGTGAGTCGCCACAGATAAGCCGGTGTGGGCCAAGTAGCCAAACGTCTCCAGGCTTGGTCACGGGGTCAAGAGGAGGCTCTATCTCTCCAGGCTCTTTGATCTCAGCCATCGGCTCCGGCTTGAACTCGGCGATCAGGTCGTCCAAGTCCTCTCCCGTGAAGCCGGTTCCCGTGAGACCAAACTCACTATGAATCAGAGACTCAAGTAGGTCGGTCAGAATCGCTGGATCGTTTTGTGCCATATCGCTTGTTTGATTATCGGCAAGAAGGATTCGGAGTGCTTGGTCATCGTCAACGTCTAGGACGTGAGCGGCGATGGCGTCCCAGCCGAGAAGTCGAGCCGCTTGTGTTGTGTGATTGCCTGCACAAACTCTCATGCGTGACTTCTGAACAACGATTGCTCTGAACTGTCCATGAGCCTCTAGTGATTGCATGATTGCACCGATGTCACCGTGTCGCACGTTGTCGGGGTGTAGTTCAAGTTCTTTGATGTTCACGTTCTCAACTTCAAGCCGTGTAAGTTTCTTCACATCGTCTCCTCTGAAAGTTCCTGGATCATGACTGAGTAGGCGTGGCCCAGGTGTCTCATTGCCTCGGTGAGTTCGTTGAAACAAAGCATCGCTGTCTCGCTGTTGCTTTCGTTGATGAGCGTGAGAGCGCCGTTCAATGCTCCGAGTGCGTGGTTGTAGGCGTCGAGAATGATCTCGCATTCCGCCAGCGTCGCCGCAGGATCGGTTGGCTTTCGCAGGTAGTCACTCACCGTTGAGCCAAGTCATGTGATCTGTGGTGCAGTTGCGATCTTTGCACCGGCCTCGGATCTCCCTAGAGCGATAGATGTTTGATTCATTGTTCTCATGCGCTCTGAGTTGGAGTCCATGTTTGCGGCTCCAGAGAGGGTGCGTGGTTGCCCAGGAGTGGCAGGGACGGCAGAGTGAAACGAACAGTTCCGGCGTCAGCCATGAGTTCCTCATCTGCGAGCGGTTGATTAGTTCGTGAACGTCGGTGGCGTGGATCTCACAGACGCCTTCAATCTTGGCTTCGCAGTCGGGAGCGCCGACAAGTTGGATCTGGCGAAGTTCCTGGCGCTCTGGGATCTGCGCCCACCGTTTTTGAGAGACCCGACGGATCGACCTGCGCTTCATGGCACCCTGCGACAGGTGTGACAGGAGACGAGTCCATGTGAATCAGTATCCCAGTCGTGATTACATTGAATAACCGGCATGTGGCGTTTGCCGCATGGTACGCAACGCAAGCGTCCCTCACCTGCGGCTTTGTGGCCGGTCTCGATCTTGCATGATGGACAGTAGTAAGTGGTCATTAGATCTCCCTTTGCCAGAGAGTCTAACCGATACCACCTGTCGTTTGCGTCAAGTTCTCGTACCAATCGGTACCGGCACAAAGTTCACAGAACTCTGGGCCGTCAACAACTGCTGTGAGCGCCATCGCTTTGCTGGAGAAGTTGCAACAAGTGCTGTGGATCTCACAGACGACTTGCCATTTGCCGTCGTTTTGGGACTCATGTTGTTCGTCATTCCACATCGTGCATAGGCCATTCTTCGATGTGGCGTAAGCACCTCCGGCGTGTTGCTTTGTGACGTGGTTGACGGCTCCACTTTCTGTCTTGAAGATGCGATTGCAGATTTTGCATTGGTAGCGATTCATGACGCCACCTCCACCGCTCCACGACCTTCACACTTGAAACAGTTGAATCCAGGCCACTCCTTGCGCCCACCTGCTCCGCCACAACGGTTGCAACGCTCTTGTCCAGCATTGGCCCACTTCGTCTCTAACTCGGCTTGCTTGGCTTCGTGTGCTGTTCGTCTCGCTACGACCTCTGGGTCGTTTTGCTCTGCCCAATACGCAGTTATTGCTGTTTGCGCCTTAGGATTTGCCGACATGTAGGTTTCATCTGCACGTCCTTTCGCACACTCGTCACGAAACCGTTTGCCGATTATCTTTGCCTTGCCTTCGCGTAAGCGATACCTAGAGCAAGAGAAAATGTCAACAAAAACGGTTTCACCGTCCCACTCAACCATGCCATTAGAGACTTCTTCGCAAAATACGTTTCCGTTGTAGAAACCCTCTCCGGCTTCTACACGAACTCCGCAATCGCAGACGCCTGGGTACTTGTTGGCGTTCATGACGCCACCTCCGTTTTCTTTGTTCGTGTCAACACCGTGACTTTGCCGTCTTTGCCCGTGAGGTGCTTCTTGACGGTTCCGGTCATCGTGACCTGATCGCCAACTTCCACCATGTAAAGCCAAGCGGCGGTGCCACCGGCTTCGACCAAGTTGCCTTCGGCGTTCTCGACGACGACGTGCTGAGTGGTGCCGTAAGCACCGTCACGCTCGTAAGCCTTGACGATGTTTCCGGTCACCGTGATCTTCTCGCCAACTTCACCAACATTGGTGCGACCAAGACGCTTGGCTTCGGCTTCGGCTTCGGCTTCGGCTTTGCGAGCCAAGATGACCTCACGAGTGTCGCCGGTGATTTCAACTTCGGTTGCAAGGTTCGCCTCAACTCTTTCGGCGCAAGTCT